AAACGCAGTTCTCTTTCTTCATTTGAAGCAAAAGCAAGTTTTTTATCCTCTTGTAGTGTTTTTTTGAAAATTTTTAAATCTTGTTCATGTTTCATCGTGCTCTATTATCAACTCCATTTTGTGCGGACTTTTTCTTTTGAACCTCTGTTTTTGTGACTTCGCCGGTTCCTGTGATTTGTGCCTTGACATCCACAAAAACTTTTGGATCATAGCCTGCTAACTTATCAGTAAAGCCCCCAATAGCTGCTGCTGCTCTGGTTGATGCATCACCAGCAGTTTTTAAAGAACCCATCACTAAGTCGTTTATCTCTTTTGACCTTGTTAGAAGAAGACCGGCGCTTCTTGCAACATCACGGGTAGCCCTTGCCGTATTTTGAGATATTTTTTCTGCGCTAACAGTGAAGGCGTTGATCAACGCATCGTCTTTTTGCTGTCTAATTTCTGCTCTGCTAGTCATTCTATTAGCTAGATCCTGCTGTTGGCGGGTGCCCATTGCCTGTAAATCAGATGTACCCCTTAAAAACCTTTGTAGGTCTTGCCCCTTATCTCTGTTGACTAATGCTCTAACTGTACCAACATCAACATTTAATGTTGAAGCCAACTCTCTTAAAATAGCTCTTTGTCCTAGGTCGCTCATTCCTTTAATTCTATCACCAACTTGAGCAACTTGACCAGCAATGTATTGTAATCTTTCAGGTTGGCTCATCAACGTAGCTTGCACTGCGTCAAAGGAACCGCCCAAGTTTGAAAGAAGCATGTTTAGTTTACCACCAAATTCAGCACCAGACTCCAATGTTTCAAACTGATCTGTTAATTTTGTCAAGTTTGAAACATCTGTTCCAAATCTACGAGCTATCTGCTGAAACACCGTGAATTTGCGAAGGGCTTTGTTTGGGTCAAGCTCTACAAAGAAATCTTTAACGCTGCCATTAAAATCTTGAAAAACTTTATTAAATGGCTGTCCGGTATCTCTTGCAAACTTTAAAAGCTTTCTAGAGAACTCGTCTGCTCCTGCTCCAGTGATTCCAAAACCAACATCTAAACTATTAATTAAACGCGTAGAGTCTTCAACAGAAATACCAAATTTTGTGTTAACTGCTGCTAATCTTGTTAAAGCTTTTTCTTGTTGACCAAATTGATCTGAAACTAATATAGCAAGATTGTTTCTAAAATTGCTAGTTGTTTCTGCTAAATTTTTTAAAGTTACACCAAAATTTATTAGCTGATCTTGTTGTTTTCTTAAAGCTAATATAAATTTAGGGCTATCTTCAATTGACAGTTTATTAAAAGATATTCTAAGAGATTCTACACCATCAACCCCTTTATTTATTTGCTTAATAGCTATGTTTAGAACACTTAAAAGCTTAGAGGTGGAATCCGTATTTGACGTTAAGGCTTTTGTCGCGTCTAACGCTGCACGCTCTAAGCTGGAAAACCCACCTGCAAATTCACCAAGCTCATCGATGGTCCTTCTTGCTTGAAAAGACGCCTCGGATCTAGATTGACCCCTAGACTTGGCTGACAGAATAGACTTTAAAGATCTTTTTTCATTCGCTGTAAGAGCCGGCGACGCATTATTCATGCGAGTATTTAAATCTGACTCGTTTGTAATGCCACCAGTCGTGATTAATTGTGCTATTCTACTATAAGCTTGAGGATTTGCCATGAGTTTCTCCCTCTATAATTAGGGGTTTAGTCACTTTTGTTTATTTCCTCGTAGTATTTAACAAGCCTTTCACTAAACCAGTCTCTTAAATATATTGGAAAAGAGTATAATTCTAAAAAGGTAAAGTTGGTTTTCATAATCATTAAAAAGATTTGCTGATACACCTGCTCCATATACTCAGGAGTCAGACCAAAAAAAGCTGATCCCAACAGGGACACCTCCTTTGTTCTCGTGTCCGCAATTACCACACTTATGAACAAAGCTAAAATCTAGCTCTGGTTTATTTTCCTCGTACTTTTTTCTTAAAAATCTTGAGTCTTTTAAAAGCATCTGATTTACAAATGGTGTAATATAGCCTGTGTCGGTATGACCATCAATAGAAACAATCATTGTTCTGTGCAACTCAACCGTAGGTGAGAAGTGTAAGCCGTGCTTCTCCTTGATAGATTTTTGATTTTCTATTTGCTTAATGTCTCCAACTGTTGCCATTTTAAATTCAACTACCGACTTTGATACTGGAAGCTCAACACTAACTGTGCCTTGTTCTGAAACGCTATTGACCTCTAATTCTTTTGCCTGCAAGCTGCTTAAAAAAATTGAAGATTCGTATTCAAGAAAACAATTTTGACAGTTAGCTGAAAAAGAATACTCGTCGCCATATGCATTTTTTCTAGCATTGATTAATATAGCTTCACGATCACCTAATAAAATTGTACGGGGATCTACGCGATCAACACAAATACTCTCAAGTAATTTATCAAACATCACACCAGCTTCAGCGTATTGCTGAGAAGATAAAATGTCTTCCTCTCGGGTAGTCATAAAACTTACTTCAATTTTATCTTTACCGTACCATGGGTGATTTGTAGGATAAAATTTACCACCTGAAGGGAGTTCAACAAAATCAGTTGGAACTTGATAACCAGCAGGCTTTGGTGCTGGTGCAGGTATACTAGCACCAACGATCTTTTCCTCCTGTTGTTTCATAAACTGTTCTAACAATTCAGGAGGGATTTGGGTTCTCCCCTCATTATTTCTCATTTATACCTCTTAAGGTTGTGCTAATTCTAATTTAGCCCAATCATATTGTACCGTAATTGTGATATCTGTTAAGCCCTCATCTGAATAACTGTGATCACTAAATTTAAGGTCTGTAATCATACCATTATAGATGGTCCATGTTTCAAAAGTAGAGCCGTCTGGTCTGAGTGAAACAATCTTCATCTCTCCCAATGCCCTATTTAAGTTTTGTTTTGAAAGGTTTTTAGCACCAAAGACAGCCTCTCTAGCAGTATCTAAAGGATTAGTTATTGCACTCAAAAGACTAATGTTGCCCGTGCTTGTTATTTCATTTGGATAATAATATGAGTGCGCCAATAATTTATTCATTAAATTGTGACCAACAGTGCCCACACTATTTCCACCAAATATTTCTTTTATTGTTAAACTAATCTGATTCCATTTTACATTAACTGGATATCTAACAGTGTGATTTAATAAATTATATTCTTTTGTTTCAATAGTGTAAGATGGTCTATCTACTCTACTAATAAAGGCTGCTGGGATATCATCTAGTAAAACAACAAATCTAAATTTTTGTTGTGCGTTAACAAATAAGTCTGATCCCTGTAATTTAGATTGACCGTTAAATGCGCTGTACTTAGCTAAACCAGCTAAAACAGACCCACCAAAACTATCGTAAGTGTTACCCATCAACTATAATTAGTCGAAAATAAAATTATTCAGTAGCGCTAAAAGTTTCTAGCTCAGCCCAGTCGTAACTAATATTAAGCTGTAGCTCAATTAATCCTTCGTCGCTGTAACTCATCTGGTTGTAAGCTACAGACTTAACCCATACGGAGTTAAGCCTCCAAGTCTCAATTGTCTCGCCAGCAGTGTTTAGTGTATCAATTGTAACTTGACCTAACTGATCAATAAAATTAGCCTTACCAACTGACTTTCTTAAAAAGTTTGGGTCTGAAGGTGAACCACTAAAGTCGCCTGGGTAAACATAACCAGCGTTTCTTACGAGAGCTAATAACCTACTAGAGACATCAGGATCAATTGGATCCACTAGATTAATACTAATATCATTCCAAGTGACTCTACCGGGAAACTTAAAGTCGTGAACCAAAAACTCATGTTTAGCCTCGCCAATTGTTACTGTTGGTCTGTCTGTAGTCTTAACAACGTAAGCCGGAATGCCTGCAATGTTAAGAATAAATTTATATTTTCTTTTTGGTTCTGTTAGTGGGTTTGCCCAAACTGGAATTGCTGTAGCCATTTATTTTTTGTCTCCTAAACCTAAATAGTTTGTCCTTAAATTAATCATCAAAAGATGCCCCAGTGTTGGTGATGATGAAGTCTAGAGCAATGTATTCAATAGCTCTGGCTGGCTTGATGAACAACTTGGCGTACAAGATGTTCTGGTCAATCAAGTCAGGCGTTGTTGTGGTTTCATCTAGAACCAACTTGTAGTCAGTTAGACCAAAGCGAGTCTTAACGTCGGTTAAGAATGGGATTGCTTGGTTCTTGAAGTTGTTCCAAGTGTCTGGAACATTTGGCTCAAATAGAACGCCATTGGCGATTCTTGAAATACCACTCTTTAAGAAGATAAGCAATCTACGAACGTTAATTCTATCTAGGGCTGAACGCTCAACCTGTAGAGTCTTCTGACCGAAGATGACTACACCCTCATTTGGGAATGTAGCGATTGGGTTAACGCCAATATCATAAAGATCATCTCTGTCGTCCTTGAAGAGCTTGAGGGCTGTAGAGACGACTGGGAGTCCAGACACACCAGAGGATAGCCCACCACGGTTAAAGCCGGCAGGGGCGAACCATGGAGCTTGTACACGGTCTGTGTAGGACATTGCGCCTAGAGCAGCAATAGATGGTGGAACCCAAACATCTTTAGAGTTAACACCGTCGCGAATCTTCACCCATGGGTAGTAAGTTGCTGCGTAGCTTGAGTTGTATTTTCTATCCTTTACCTCATTAACTGCTTGTGTTAAATCACCATTTGAATCTACATTTAGATTGAATGTTGAAACGCTAGAGTAAAGTCTTTCATGTCTTGGGATGTAACCAAATGGAATATCAAAGACTGCAAGGGCATCTGCTCTTTCTGCTGTGTTTGCTACCAATTGATTAATTAAGCTTTCGTTAATCAAGCCGGGTATTGAAACCACATTGTAAGAAACCTGCTCTGGATTTGCAACAGTTTCAATAGCTCTGTAGTATGTAAACATCTCATAGCTAGTGAATCTGTCGTTGATACCGCTAGAGGCAATTTCATTTTGAGCCAATGGGTCAGACTTTGTAATATCAAATCCATCAGTACCACCAAAGAATAGAGTGGTTAAATTACCTGCTCCAGCATTTAATACTGCTTTGTAAGAGGCAGCATCAGTGGTTGGACCAGCATTAAAGTTTGTTGGATATGAACCAGTTGATGATAGCGAGTAGCCACCGTTGCGTGCATCTCTATCATACAATAGGACACTTGCTGACGCCTGCAATGTTGTGGGGTCTGCATTTAATACTGATCCAGTGATAACAACATTGTCTAAGAAAGTAATGAATTGGTAAGCTAAAACATTTGTAACAGCGTCGTACTGATTATTAATGTTTGCTGGTTTAATTCTAACCAAGTCTATGGTATCTGCCTTGAAGTTATCGCTCTTGTCTGGTGTGGGTAGAGCACCAAAGTGAGCCATTCTAAAATCTTCTAGATTGGTTGTTGATTCACGCGTTGTTGCCGAGGGGAACTGGGCTCTAAATCCACCCTCAATGGCTACAGTACCACTCAGAATTATACCTGAATAACCTTTATACTCACCAACGTAATCGCCCAAACCACCAACAACTCCGTAAGAACCAGACTGTGTTGTTGGAGAAAACACAGTATCAACAAACTTTGTTGGACCTGTAACGCCAAATGGTGATAAGCCTTCCATGCCGCCGGCTTCAAATTCTGGGTTTAACTCTACACGAATGTATTTTGATCTATTTTCGTACTCACCTTTTTCAATAACGCGATTAGTGCTTTCATCAAATGTATTGTACTTATCACCAATCTTGTTGAGGATATAATCATCGGAGTTTGGATTTAAGTTACAACCACTGAATCTTTCTACAATCTGCTTGTTATCGTCTGAGTCTCTTAATCGTCTAACAACAACATCAAATGTTCCGTAAGGGTTAACGTCTTCATTAACTGGGGCGCGAATATTAGAAACAGACACTTTTAAATTTTGCTGTGTCCACTCGCCAGCGTCTAGACCAACAAGTCGAAATAGTTTCTTAACTCTACCGCCAGTAATGTTATTTGCTTCATTTACATTATCCCACGATGAAGTGTCGCCTGATGTGTCTTGGCTTAAAATCCAACCAGACTTAGAGTATGTAGTGGACTCAAGAGCAGCTTTTTGCACATCGTGTAATACAACATCTGTAATAGCTGGGCTAGCTTGGTGCATGGAACCAGTACCTAGTCCGACAATAGCAGCAATGTATTTGCCGCCGCCAGCAGCAGGTACTGAATTCTCAAACGTCTCACCTAAGAAGTAGTTCACTTCACCGTTTGTGGTGCCTTGTCTACCAAGTAAAGTTGGGTCTGTATTAAAGACGTTTCTTACATAATTTGAACTTCCTTTTGTAAAGTTAAATTCAAATGTTCCACTTGGAAGATACTGTGCTGTTTCAAACTCTACTTTAAAGCTTGTTCCATCTGTTACTAACAAAGCTGACGAGCCAGTATGAGATAGACCATCGACTGATTTATCAAGAGAAGTACCAGCTAATTTCATTGATCCTTGCTCAAGATACCAAATTGCTGCAATTGAGCCTGTAAAGCCAGTTGCTTGAGAAAGACTAGCGCTTGATGCAACAACAAGGGCATATGCACCACCAGTGTTGTTAGATGAGTTGTAAGCATCGTCAAAATTAGCAGTACCAACTTTCCAACCAGCTTCGCCGCCAGTAAGTTTGTTATCCGACTCAACACCCAATGTTCTAAT